CTGAACCTGATCCACCAGGACCACCGTGACCGCCAGTACCAGAAGCACCAGCACCACCGCCGCCACCTCCTCCGTAAGGAGAGCCACCAGGACCACCGCTACCACCAGGATTACCTTGACCAGGCGTTCCAGAACCACCGCCGCCACCGGTATAACCGGATCCACCACCAGAACCGCCGCTACGTCCTGAAGGAGTAATATCACCTCCGCCGCCACCGCCGCCTCCTGTAGTTGAAACTGTACTTATACCCGGACCTGATACTGAAGAACTTGAACCATCGTTTCCTTTACTGCTACCGGATGGTGGTTGACCACCAGCTGCTCCAACAGTTACTGTCACTGCATTTCCAGCTGCTACTGATTGTGTTGATGTTAGATATCCTCCAGCTCCTCCACCTGCAGCTGAACCTCTAGCTCTAGCGTTACTTCCACCTGAAGCACCGCCTGCTACTACTACAAAGTCTATACTATAGACTCCTGAAGCACCTCTAAATTGTCCAATTGAAATTTGTCCTGAAGATGGAATAGGTCCATTAGGTGCGGGACTTCCAGGTGAAACATTGGAACCACCTAAATAATATTCTGATAATGAAATTGGATTAGAACCACCGAATTCAGTTTGAATATCTTCTAAACTTGTATTTGTAGAAGGGACAGCCATTCTTAACTCTCCTTTTTAGTTAAACTATCAACTTGCGCTGAAAGTTTTTTTACTGCCTCAATAAGTAAACAAGTTAGTCTGTCATATTTAACAGCTTTAATACCGTCTGGTCTTTGTGCAACAGCTTCTGGTAAAACTTTTTCTACTTCTTGAGCTATGACACCTACGTCTTTTTTTCTCACAAAGTAGCCATCTTCGCCACCTCTTTTATCCATGTATTCTTTTTTCCAATCAAATAAAACACCATTTAATTTTTTTATAGCTTCTATTGGATCTGGTATGTTAGTAATATTTTCTTTAAGTGCTACGTCTGAAGAATAGAAAGCAGTTACATCATTAGTTGCTCTTATTTCTCCAGTTGTTCCTGATGCAGCAGTTCCTACTCCAAAAGAATCTACTTGTGTGTCTTCAAATTCTACGTTGTCTGCTGTTCCTAATCCTATAGAAGTTCTTGCAGTAGCGCCAGTTTCTAAAACAAAATTAGAACCATCGCCAACAATAAAACCTCCGTTAGTTACAGCTAAACCTGCAACATCTGCTAATTGTGCATCGTATGCCTGTACATCACTTCCAATAGATACACCAAGAGACGTTCTAGCAGTGGCTCCGTTTTCAGCAACAAATGTTGAACCGTTACCAACAATTATATTACCATCAGTAACCGCTAAACCTGCTATTGCAGCAAGTCCCGCGTCGTAAGCTTGGACATCAGTTCCAACAACTAACCCGGATAAATTATCGTTAAGTTGATAAACACCAGTATTTGTTGCAACACCATCAAGATAAATAATTTTCCAACCTTTATCAGTTGTTGAATAAGTGACTGTTGCACCTGAACCCGAGGCTGCTTTTAATTGAACTGTATGACCACCTGTTGTGCCATTTTTTATAAAATAAAAATTTTCTGTAAGTAAAGGAAAAGTTACAATTTGATTTCCTGTAATTGTTCCTGTTAATTCTAAAACTCTTTGTTGAGCAGTACCTGTTAAAGCACCGTCATCTATATCTAAAGCTGTAGTTTGTGCACCACCTGCAATTGATATTGATAAGTGACCACCTGTAAGTTGCTCTATAAGGTTTAAATTTGCGTTTGTTTTTGTTCCCCAAGTACCAGCGTTTTCACCGGTTGCCATTAATTCTAGGCCAAGATCTGAGTATGTTGATGCCATAATTTTTGTCTCCTAAGCTACGTGCGTTACATCTGTATAAGACGTATTCCCTGTTATGTCAATATCTTTGTATGCCAATGTTCCAAAACCTGTTGTACCTACCTCTGCAGTTGCTTCGAGTCCCGTCAATCCTACAACATCATCAGGCGTAATTGAGCCAACGCTTGTCGTTGCACTTAAACCGGTTAATGGCACCCCTATTTCAGGAATGATATTTCCAACACTTGTTGTTGCTAACTGGCCATCTAATAAAACCCTTTGTGCTAAATCAATTACAACATCTCCAACACTTGCAGTTGCAGATACTCCAGTTAGTCCCACAACATCGGCAGGTAAAATCGCACCAACACTTGCAGTTGCTACAGCAGGTGCAGTTAGTGGAACTCCTAGCCCTACCGAAATCACACCAACACTTGTTGTTGCAGATACTCCAGTTAGTCCCATAACATCCGCTGGAGAAATATCTCCAACACTTGTTGTTGCTGCACTAGGTGCAGTCAGTCCTACGACGTCCGCAGGTAACAAAGATCCAACACTTGCTGTTGCTACTGGTAGTGCTGTTAATTGAACTAATTTATTAAATGAGTCTCCATAAGGTTCTTCACCCCAACCATTTCTACCCCAACCGACTAACGTACCGGCATTATCAAAGTCTCCGACTTCAGAAGTCATTTGACTTGGAGCCGTTAAATCTACAATTGAAAGTTGAGTTGTTGTTAAAGATCCTAATGAAGATGTAGCACCTGAACCTGTTATTGCTACGGTTATTTCTTGAGCGGCTACAACACTTCCTACACTTGAAGTAGTTGCAGAAGGTGCTGTTAATTCAAGTACAATAGGACCTTGATCGCCCCATTCATTTTGACCCCAGACGCCTGTGCTCCAAGTGTTAGCCATAAGGATTGTCTCCTTATGCTATTCTAACTATAGCTGTTGTTGCTGCTTTAGCAGGGAATTGAATTGTAAAAGTTCCGCTTGAAACTGTTTTATCTCCACCAAAAGCCACTGCACAAACTGCAGGGTCTCCGGTTGCAGTATCATTGTAAATCAAACATCCATTAGCTGTGAATGAAGCTGACGTAAAACTAATATCTTCAAAATCAGCACAAGCTGTTGAACCATCTAAAGATGGAGTAATGTTTGTTAATGCTTTTCCACCTGCTGTGTATGCAGATCCAGAAGCATTAGTGATTTCATTTGTTGCACTGTAAGCTGTAGTAGACGCACTTAAAGTCGCTGAACTTGTGTAAAGTGCAATTTTAAATGAGTTTCCTGTAGACGCAGTAAAGTTATGTGTCGCAGTCATAAGTTCATTTTTAAAACTGTTACATATTGCCGATGTTATTGCCATAATTTTTTCTCCTTATTTATGGAGACGGGGACTTAACTTGTATTCTAACTGTTCCGTCAGTATAATCGTCTCGTCTTCGTCTACCCAGTTGCATTCCTGCGAACTGTTGTATTGCATTTTTATATCTATTTTCATAATATGTCAACATATCTGTTGGACCTTTTAAATATCCAAACGCTTCTACTAAACAAGCATATAAAAGACCTTGTGGGAAATAAGTACTTAAATAAGTCTCTGCTGCTCCATCTGATCCTGAACCCAATCCTGTAGGATATTTATTATAATATACTCTAAACATATAATTTGCATCTGGAGTGGGTGCTAAATACATACCTCCAGAAGTGGTTGTAGTATTACTTGTTGCTCCACCAAACATAGCATAATACTTAGGAAGTCCCGTAACATCTTGTGCTGTTCGATCTCCTTCTGTGCCTGTTAATCTGTCTGTGTATTCTGATAAATAAGTTTGATCTTTTTTTTCTAACCAAGTTCCTTTTCCTGTAGTAACTGAAGTTGAATCAAAAACTTCAATACCTCTTATAAACAAAGTTCCTGCAGGTGCATTAATAGTATTATCATCTGCAACTAAAGTACCTTCTTGAACAAATCTGTCTGCATCTGTTGGAAGCTCTTGATTAATTCTCATTTCTGCAGACATAATAAAACCATCTAAAACAGTTGTTGTAAAAACAGAATCATCTACTTCAGTATAATCTAAGATAGCTTGTTTTAATGTTGTGTATGTATATTTTGAAATTCCTGACATAATTAACCTCTATCATTTATGGGCCCAATTGTACACTGGAAACCGCCTCCTGTTTCTGTACTTGATGCAGTGTTAGTTAACGTGACATTTATACCATCAAATTGTGTAGTTGTAGATGGTTGACCTGTGCTTGGTATTGATGTTTCATTTAAAGAAACAACTTTATAACAACCAAAAACTTTTGCTAAATTAGAATGAGATCCAGCAACTGTAGATTCAGGAGAAACTCCTCTGTAAGGTGCACTTGTTCCTCTAGTACAACCTGTTAATTGATGTGTGGATCTTCCTGTGTATTGTATAACTTCATTTTGGTATGTTCCAACAAGAAGTGGGTTTGTTGTATCTGAAGAAGTTAAAACTTTTTCTATTACAATAAAACCTGAAGTAGGAAACTGTGACCCATCAGTTAAATTAATTGTAGTAGCATTATCTGTTATTGCTCCATTTAATGTTGTAGACATTTGTAGTGTTGACACTGCAACACCACCTACCGGAGATTTAACATTTCTAAATCTTGCAAAATCATTTACCTGTAAATCACCATTTGGAAAATTAATTTTTAATGTAGTATTAGATGCAGTTACAAAAGGATTTTCTGGTAAAAAATCTTCTGTTGGAAATTCTGTTCTAGCAGTTCTAGCTCTTTGTAAAGCTTGTGGATCTGCACTTGTAGGCTTAGGATCTAATTGTGGTTGTTTAGGCTCGTACTCTGAAACATGGACCAAAGCACCAGTCCATTCTCTAACCATTTCATTATATGGAAAAGCCATACCTGATCTATCAGAGATAGCTAAAGCAAATTTACCGGATGCAAAAGTAGTCATTAGACTCCTGGGTAATAAATTTTAGGTGATATATAAGTAGAATTAGAAGAACCGTCTTCAGACTCTGCTCTTTTTAATTCATCTTCATATAATAATTTTAATTCTTGAACTCTTTGTGGTGCATATTTTATAGCTAAGTAATAAGCTAAGCCCATTATCATACACGGTACAAATCTATAAGGAACATCAGTTGCATTTGTATATGCTCCTACATCATCAATTCTTTTTGTGTAATAAAAATTAATATAGTTACCGTCCTGAGCTGCACCAGGAGTTAAATATAAAGTCATAGTAACTTTATCTATAAATCTTTGGACCCAATATTGAGTAGGTAAACCTGTAGAAGTTTTATTTGAAAATCCTTGGTACTGTGATCTACTAATTCTTGTCATAGGTGTGTCAACAGAAGTTGATTTAACTCTATGATTAGCTTCTTGAATATCTGTCATTCCAATTGGAAATTGTAAAACTGCATCACTTGTACTATGAGTGGCAGCAGTGCTACCGTTAACACCTCTAACACATCCAGTTAAATTTAATGAAGAAATTCCAGAATAAGTAATTTGTTCTGTTCCAATAATAATTATACCACCTGCTGTAGGAAGTCCTGTAACAGAAGCAACACCAATAGTAGTAACTGTTGTATTTATTCCTGCAGATAAGGTTGTACTAACACCGCTTGACGTACCATCAGCCGGGGATCTAAAAAAGGTATATACTGCTTGTCCATCGACCAA